TTAGCTGCGCTTTGGAGGTTTTACCACCGGCAGCGCGTGGTCATAGCGGCCGGTCATTTCTGGTGTCACGTGCCCTGCGGCGTCTTGTTTGTCGCCCCGGTTACCCACTGTGTCGGTAATGCCGCGATGCTTAAGGCCGTGCAACGAAAAGCGCTCCTGCTTCGAAATGATCCCTTCTTTCATTGCGAGCTTGATGAATCGCTGCCAGGCGCTATCCAGCGATGACTTAGCCATCGGATTGCCGGTCTGTTCAACGAGTAGGCGCCGATCCTCAGCCTTGATTGGAACTGCAAAATTTCGACCGTTTTTAGTCCAGATGGCGGTCCGTCGTGCTACGAGAAGATCCCACGCTTCGATCATTTCTGGATCCCATTCGGTAAGCGTGTCGCGTGATCCCTTGCGCCGTTGAGCATGGATGCCTGTCGGTAGCTTATGTGTGTCGTTGAGCGTGCAGACCTCGATCCCGCGTAGGCGCGCGCTATACGCCAGCACCATGACCGGTGCCAGATAGCTCGGGCAGCTGCCTTTCGTATGCGGCGTGAGGGAGCCGCGCTCTCGAGCGAAGGTCAGCACCTTGTCGAACGCGGCTGGCGTTGGCATCCGGTGCTTCTTTGCTTCGCGTGCTTGCCTCACGCCGATGGCTGGATTGGATCTGCACAGGCCGACACGCACGCCCCACGCGAGTGTGCGACGTAGATAGCGGTGAAGGTGATTCGCTTTACTGGGCGTCGCTGGAAGTGCGGGTTGGTAACGGTTGGCTGGCCGCCCCATTGCGAAGACTTCCACGAGCCGCTGGACCACAGGCGTGGTGATCCGGTCAACCTGCACTGAACCCAACTTCGACCCGTCCTTGCGAAGATAGTTGGCAATGGAGTCGGCATAACGCCGATAGTCACCCTGCGTGTCGATAGCCAGTTCTTTGAACTCCAACGACTCGTGGAAGCGATCAAAGATATAGCGCAACGTGCCGCGCGTGCCTTTGCCCGCACGTTCCTCGACAATTCCATGCAATTCGGATAGACGAGCTCCAGCGTAGGCCACGGTTTGCTTTCGTGTGGCTCCGCCTTCTGGATGCGGTTCGACGACGTACCATCGTCCATCTTCCCAATACAGGCCGCGCGGGAGCGCGGCCTGGTCAATATGGGCTGGTATGAGCGGATTAAATTTTCGCTTGCGGCCTCTTGCCATTACATCAGCTCCTGTTCTGTATCCATCTCGATAGCGTTGTCTTGCTGCAAGCCCAATGCGGCATTGAGCGCATCTAGCGTTGTCCAGATTCCCCCTCGACCGTCATACCTGTAACGGATGCCCTGATCGTTGGCCCAGCGCACCACGGTCGCTGCACGCGGGGAGGGGCCAATTGGTGCGCATAGGCGCCGCAGGTCCTCAAATGTAAGCACCCCACTGCTCATGCACCTTGCTCCTTGGCCCACTCCCGCCTGTGCCGCCATTGCTCGCGCATTTCCTCGACGAGCAAGTCAGCAGCTGCGTAGCCGCGCTGAGTAGCGATGCGAAGCCGTAGCTCTTGCACCTTGGCTGCATCCGTGTAGCCCTGCCGTAGCCAGTGACGCGCCTCGCAAGCCCTGCGGAACCCTTCCATATTTGCGCCATAGATCATCGCTGGTGCGTGCCGGTGAATCGCAGGCCGAGCTGCACAACGTTATGGGCGCTGGGCCGTGGTTGACGGGGCGCGCGGATGCGATGCGCACGCCGCCACTCGGTCATGGCTAACTCGAAGCTGGGGTGCTTCTGCGTGCGCCCACACACGCACTCGATGAAATGCCCGCCGCCGGCCTCGGGGCGGCGGGCGTCGAGCATGTGACGAGCCAGGTGGCCGCTCGTGCACGGCGGCAGAGGACTGTCGTGGTCGACCTGACGTTGCGTCACGGTACCTCCAGGCGCAGCACGCGCTCGGCGTCCCGAAGATGTTGCGCGGTGTCGGAGTCGATCCGGTCCAACGCTTGGGCGATGGTGTAGCCCATTTCGGCCAGCCAGTCGTGGCGATTCAGCACCAGAGCGGCTGTGAGCGCCTCCCCGGTGGACAAGGGGCCAGGCTCTCCCAAACGCGCTGCGGCGCGCGCAATCTCGATCGTGCACTGCAGGTTCATGGCTGCGTCCTCCACGCGTCGCCGACCTGGGCACGTGCTTCCTCGACACGCATGAGGCGCAAGCCCCGGCGTACCGACCAGGTGCGGGCCTGCTGCTCGTTGCAGGTCAGGATCAGCTGCCCGGAAGACTCCAGGCGATCAGCGCGGAACGCGAACAACAGATCGTCCAGCTCGATGAACTCCTGCAGGCCGAGCTTTTGACACAGAGCCTCGGCGTTGAGCGATTTGCAGCTGCCCTGCGGGCCGAGAAGAATGACCGACTCAGCCATGAGCAGCCTCCCGCCGCACAGCCATGCGGGTGCGGCGACGCAGGCGCTGCGGCACCTGTCCGACGGCCAGGCCGGTTTGTGTCAGTCGCGGACGGCGCGTCGTCCACAACTTGTAGACCAGCGCGCCGCCGGCCGCCGGCGCCAGGACCACCACAAGTGCGAGCAACTCAACCATGCGCCACCTCCCGCGCGGCCAGCGCGACCGCAGCTGCAGCAGCTGCAGTCGGCCTGCGCGGCAGCATGTTGGCCAGGTCGAAGGGGAAGTCCAGGCCGTCCATGAACTCGGCCAACTCCGTGCTGATGCGGTCTTCCGCCGTGGTCCACAGGCGTGGGCCGTCGATTAACTTCCAGCCAGTACCCGTGCCGCGACGCCGCTCCCAGCACTGACGCACCTGGCGAAGCGGTCCCATGTTCAGGACGGCAGTGACCACGACCGCCCCATGTGTGACGTGCATGGTGATGGTCGCTGAGCAGTCGCCCATGCTGCGATCGTAGGCGACGCCGGCCGGCGTGCTAGCCTCCGCGTTAGGTCCGGTGCCCGAAGCCCGCGAACGTGCTGCTGCGGCTGGACGTGTTCCAGTTTGCTGTTGCATATCGACTCTCCAAGGTTGCGTTGGTGGAGGGCCTTGGGGCGGTGTTCCAGCACCGCCCGCCGGCCCGCTGAAACGGGTTAGATTAGGTCGACGCCAGATGGCGCATTGCTGGGGTCAGGCTCGCGCATGCGCTGTGCGCCATTGAGGACATCCAGCAGCTCGTGGCGGATGTACTCTGCCACTGCTGCTGGTCCGTCGTGATTGATGCCTGCTTCGATCGCGATATCGTTGGTCAGCGCGGCAAGCAATGCGGCCGCGTGGTACGCGCGCCAGAGGCGATATTGCTCTTCTTCGCTGATCGAGAAATCAGCGTCTTCCGGCAGCTGTGCGTGGGCGCGAGCGGCGTCCATCAAGCCACCTCCAATGCGGGCATGCGCTCGATCACCCATTCCTGCAGGGCGGCGGCCTCGGCTTCCGGCATGACCACGTGCAACGAGCCGATGACCAGGCCAGTGCCGTCATTGACCGGGAACAACTCGCAAGCGTCTTCAATTACGCTGCAGGCGAACATGACCGGCGCGCGATCATGCAGGCCATCTGCATACAGTTCGGCCAGCACGTCGGTCTTTCGTATCTGCACAAGCAGGTAGACGCCTGGGGCCACACGCAAGGCCTTGTGCATGTCGCGCCGGCTCACTGGCGCACCTCGGCCAGATCGGCATTGATGCTGGAAATGGCGGCCTCAACGTCGGCCAAGGTCAGGGCCTCGGGCGCTTTGCCCATGGCCTGCAGCTTCGCCTGCAGGGCGAGCCAGGCGGTGTGGTTCCAGTCGAGGGTGTTGGCGATCAGGCCGAAGTAATGGGCGATCTGACGCGCGGCGTTGGCCGGCGCTTCTTGAGCGTCGTAGGGCATGGTGGATTCCTTGAGTTGACTGGAATCCGCCACTGCCGAGGCTAATCGGAGGTGGCGGACGGCACGGGTTAGCCTTACCGGACTCAAGGAACCGGCGGGCCTTGCGGCCCCCACGTACCGCCCGCCATAGAACTGGCAGGCAAGCGCCCGAGCAAACGCAGGGCGACAAAAAAGCGCCTTGCATCGATCGATGGGCGCTGGTGCGCCTTGAGATATCAGGAGGCTAATCCCGGTCGCCGATTTTGCGGCGACGCGGTAATAGTTGCTCCGCTCCCGGCCGGAAGTCAACGAAAATTTCTCAAAATTTCCCACATGTGCGAGCGCGCTCATTTGGCAAACACCCAGCACTTCACGGTGGTGCCGACGCCGGTCAGATCGTCCTTGAGGACGGCGCTGTTGACGGCTACGTTCGCGCCGATGAACTTGTGCCGGCGCGAGTCACCGAGCAGCGCACGCAGCACCTTGAGGTCGGGCACGGACTGACTGAACTGCGCGGCTCGTGCCGCGAAGTGATTGAGGTTGATCGCGATGCGCTGCGCGTCGCGGCTATGGTTGACGACGGCTTTACCGTGGCCGGTGGCTTCAAGGTATTCGTAGACCTCCCAGAACTCGTTGACCATCGCGTGGTCGGCGCTGATCGCCTTCTGCCGTTCCAGGGCCATGTCCAACAACGCGAGCCGCGTCTGCTCGACCATATCGTCAGGGATGGTGATGACCAGGCGCAGGCAGTCGAACAGCGCCAGCATCTGCGCGTGGTTCTTGATGACGCGTTCAAGGCGCAGATCCTGCTGCGCGCGTAGCTTGGCCTCGAAGACCTTCACCCGTTCGGCGAACAAATCGAGGATGGCGCGTTCCTGACGAATGGCGCGCACAAGGAAGTGGCTGACTTCTTCGACCTGCAGCGCGTTGAGGTTGTCGGCCGCGATGCGGCTCTCGGTGGTGACCTGCGGGCGTTTGAAGTGCAGCTTCACGATGCGCGTGAGGATCGCTTCGCTGGCGTCTACCGCTGCGTTTTGGGTGATGACGATCGTGCCGCGAAACGGTGGCTCGTAGGTCTCGTTGCCGCCGTTGCGCACGCCGCGTGTTGCCAGCGTGCCGCCGCCGAAGAAGTCCTTCAGCTCATCCCACTCGAACGTCTTTGAATGCGCTTTGTCTGGCTCGCTGCGATCGGCTTCCAGCAGGACCACGGGCATGCCGGAAACCTGGCCCATGGCGCGTGCGCGGCCGGCCTTGGAAGACTTGGCCGGATCGAAGCCCTCGTAGTCGGAGCGGCCCAGCAGCTTCCACAGGAACGTCAGCAACGTGGTCTTGCCGGCGCCTGCTTCACCGGTGGCTTCGAGGAATGGGAAGCTCTTGTGGCCGGCGCGGATCTGCTCGGCGAACAACGAGCCGAACCAGAACGTCATTGCGACCATGCCGTGCGTGCCGAAGCACTGCCACAGCCACGGTAGCCAATCCACACGGAACGCCTCGGCGTCGCGTTGGATCTCCAGACGGATGGACTTCTGCGTGGTCTTCAAGCGCAGCTTGTCGAACTCGAAGTAGTCCTCTTCATTGGCCGTCACCAGCTCTCCGTCGCGCACGGCCATATCGCCGAGCAGGTAGGCGCGGTGTTCCTTGCTGTAGCCCACGAAGTCGATCGCGTCGACGGTCTTGATTGCCTCGGTCTGCTCTTCGATCAGGCGGTCCAGCTGGTGGCCGGTACCGGTGAACATGGCGCCGGCGGCCAGAGAGATCAGGCGCTTCTTGAACTCGGACGCGCTGGCGACATGACCACCGGTAAAGGTGCCTTTTACGCTCGGACCGTCGTGCGGAAAATCGACACGGAAGTAGTACCAGCTTTCGTCTGTGACCTCCTGGCGCTGGAAATACAGCGCTTCCGGGTAGCAGTTGGCGATCTTCTGCACAGAACAGGCGGCGCGCTTGATCTTCTTCAGATCCTCGGCCGCAACCTCGTCGCCTTCGTCGGCATCGATGTCGCCCAGCTTCTCCTTGCGGAGCTTGTCGAAGCGCTGCGTATCGAAATCGAACCAGTACAGGCGAGAGCGGTAGTCCAGCCAGAAGTCGTTGCGCCCGTCGTGCTCGAACATCAGCAGGCCTTTATCCACGGCCGAGCGAGCCACAAGCAGGTCGCCCTGGTAGCGGGCTTCGTTGACGTCGTTGTCCCATTGCTTGGGATCATCGGACGCGATAGCGCGCAGATGCAGGTCGTTCCAGTCGGTCTTCTTGCCGTCGCGCTGGACGATCTGCGCGGCCCGCGAGTCGAAGCCCAGCGCCGCTGCGCGCTTGATGTGCTTATGCGTGTACGCACGGGCGCCCGGCTCGTTGTCCAGCGCCCACACGAGCGTCGGAAGATGGGCCATGCGTGCCTTTGCCAGCTCGCGTAGCGATTCTTCCGGAAATGCGTTGGAGGACATGGCCGACACCGCGCACATGCCGTGCTGCAGGAGCGCGATCGCATCAAAGATGCCCTCGACGATCCATACCTCGCGCACCGTCTGCATGGCTTTGAGCGCGGCAGGCGCGGCCCACCAGACGCCCGCATAGCTCTGGCCTGGCGCAAAGCGCGCCTTCTGCTTGCCGAAGCGGTGCGGGCGATCGATCAGGCGCTCCCACCAGCCGCCTTTGACCAGCGGAAAACGAACCGTCGCGGTACCGGCGCTGATCTTGCGATCGTAATGGCTGTCCTGGGTGTAAAGACCTTTCAGCGGAGCCAGGTCGAAACCACGGGAGAACTGCAGGTAGGCATCGGCCGACGCCCCCCCGATTTTGAGTAGCACCTCAGTTTGGAGTCCAATTCCCTAACTCGAGGAGATTGGACGTGAAGAAGCGTTTTTCTGAAGAACAGATCATCGGCTTCCTGCGCGAAGCTGATGCCGGTGTGGCGATCAAGGACCTGTGCCGGCGGCATGGCTTCAGCGAGGCTTCCTATTATCTGTGGCGCAGCAAGTTCGGCGGGATGAGCGTGCCCGATGCCAAGCGGCTCAAGGACCTTGAGTCCGAGAACGCGCGGCTGAAGAAGTTGCTGGCCGAGCAGCTGTTCGAGAACGACCTGATCAAGGATGCACTGCGAAAAAAGTGGTGA